GGTCCCGGCTCGCCCTGCGGACCGGGCGGCCCGGCCGGGCCCGCAGCCCCCGCCTCGCCCTGGCGCCCCGCAGCGCCTGGACTCCCTGCCGGCCCCGGCTCCCCCGTTGCCGATACGCCGTCCCGGCCCGACTTCCCCGGCGGCCCCGGCGAACCGCTCGCACCCGGCGGACCGGACGGGCCCGGCCCTCCCTCGCCGCCTTGCCGGCCGGGCGGGCCGGGCGGCCCCGTGACGGACTCGCCAGGTTCCCCCCGACTGCCTGGCGGGCCCGCGACCGGCTTTGCACCCATGCGCTGCACCTGCGCCGCGAGCGCGTCCCGGGCTTCGTTGGCGGTGCGCAGGTCGTGAGACAGGGCCTGCATGGTGATGACCACCCACGCCAGCGCAGCCAGAGCACAGAGAGAAGCGAGGGCGAACCACAGATCGGCTCGCCGACGGGCTGTCTTCCGTGAGCTGTGCACGCTCATGCCCCCGCCCCCCTCGCCGAGATGTACACCTGCAGCAGGACCAGCAGCACCGGCACGATCAGCCCGGTCAGGATGAGTCGCTTGTCGGCCCGCCGCTGATCCTCGATCCTCCTGCGTTCCTGCTCGGCGTCGCGCTTCTCCTGCTCGCGCGCCGTCTCGATCGCTGTCACCCGCTCCAGCAACTGCCGGTGGACGTCGTCGGCGGTGCGGCGTTCCAGCTCGTACCGCTCGACCGACACCTTCTGTTCGAGCCGAGCACCGTACTCGCGGAGGTCTTCCTTGAGGTCGGCGTGGATGGCCTCAAGGCGGCGTGCGACCTCGCCGAGGGTCGGCTCATCGGCCACGTGCTACTCCAGTTCAGATACCGGTCGGGCCTGCCGGGCCGCGCGGGGTGTGCCGGGCTGCCCAGCCGGACACGAACGTGATGGCGGCTGGGACCAGGGCGAGGACGAACGGGGCGAGCGCGGGCGGCATCCAGCCCACCAGTTCGGCATGGTCCTGGACGGCCTCCAGCGAGGCGAGCAGGCCGGTGCTGCCGATGTATGCGGCAGCGGTCGCGGCGCTGACCTTCTTCTCTACGGGTTCAGCCATGACGGGTACCTCACTTCTTGGGGAGGGTGAGCTTCTGGCCGACGCTGATGTCGTCGGGGTCCTTGAGGCCGTTCGCCTGGGCGATCTCGCGCCAGCGGTTGCCGTCGCCGAGCTTGCTGGCGGCGATGGACCAGAGGGTGTCCCCGCGGGAGACCGTGTACGTGGTCGTCGTGCCGGGCGACCAGCCGGGCTCGTGGTCCAGGCGCTCGGCGACGCGTTTGCGGATGTCCGGCATGGACACCCCCGGGCCGCGCGGGTCGACCTTGCCGGGCTGCCACTCCTTGTGGCCGATCACGGACGTATCGCCGTCCCGGCCCCAGCCGTGCGCCCGGCAGATCGCCGCAGCCGCGCGCACCATCGCCTCGACCTGCGCCGGGGGCCACGGGTCCTCGCCGTCACCGAGGTTGACGCATTCGAAGCCGTAGAAGTGCCGGTTGCCGTCGGTATTCGTCTCGTTTGGCGCGGGCAGCGGACGCTCGGCGACGACGGCGCGCAGCACGTCGTCGTCGCCCGCCCCGGCGTGGTTCGTGCGGCCGTAGCCGATCACGTAGATCGTGCCGTCCTTGGCGACGACGCCGTGGCACAGCGGGCCGGGCAGCCCGGAGTAGCCCTTGCGGCACAGCTCCACCGACGAGTTGGTGCCCGAGGTGACGGTGTGGTGGACCATCACGCCGTTCACTGGGCCCCAAGGGCCGACGCGGTTGCGGTTGTGGTTGCGCCAGTCGCCGACTTCTACGACGCGGACGCCCTCGGCGCGCAGGGCGCCGACGAATTTGGTGGGGGTCAGGGGCGTAGCCATGCGGGGCTCCAGACATGAGAAAGGCCCCGGCCTGGTGGCGCGGGGCGTGCGGTGGTGGGGCGGGGTCAGGAGACGAGGTTGGCGCCGGGTGAGGTGGTGCCGCCCGTGTAAGCGGTGATGGCCGCGGTGCTGAAGACGAGGGCGGTGGCCACCGTCCAACCGCCGTTGGTCAGGTCGTTGTTCGCCACGACGTTGTCCCCCGCCGAGGTGGCGCTTACCGTGATGCCGTTGACGCCGCTGCCCTTGATGATGCGGTTGCCGACCACGGTGCCGTCCTGGGCGCCGTCGCTGAGACGGACACCGGCCGAAGCGGCGCTGTTGATCCAGTTGCCCTGGACGTTGAACTTGCTGGACGTGGCCAGGAAGATCCCGTGGTTGCTGGTGGTGCCGTCGATCGTGTTGCCGTTGATGTTCGCGCCGGTGCAGCCCGTGACGTTGATGCCGTTGGAGCCGACGTTCCGGATCGTGTTGGAGCCGACGTGGGAGCCGTCGCTGTTGAAGACCACGACGCCGGTGGACTGCGTGCCGGCGATGGTGTTGCCGCTCACGTTCGGCCGCGAGCAGTACTCCACGTGGATGCCGTTGCTGGTGTCCGCGGCGAACCCGAGGATGGAGTTCCCGGCGATGACGACCTGGTCGTATGTGCCGCCGGACGCGCCGAACACCCGGATTCCGGAGGCGCTCTTGGCGCCCTCGATCGTGTTGCCGGTGATCGAGATGTTGCGGCCGTTGATGGTGTAGCCCTCCGCCGGGCCGGCGCCGGTCGGATCGGGGCGGGACAGCTGGATGCCGGACAGGCCGGAGTTGGTGACGACGTTCCCGGAGATCACGGCCCGGCGCCAGCCGAAGCCGTACACGCCCTGGTGGGCGGGGCTGTCGATCCTGCAGCCGATGACCTGGATGCCGTAGTAGTAGACGCCGGAGCGCAGCATGTGCGAGCCGACGCCCCGCCCGAAGGAGCCGAGCCGGGAACTGGGCCCGACGTAGCAGCCCTCGATAAGGATGTCCTTGGACGGCGTGTCGTCGAACAGGCCGATGGCGGCCGACCCGCTGACGGCCATGTCGATCTGGATGGCCTCGCTGAAGCTGCGGGAGGCGTCGCCGCTGTTGTCCTTGTAGCCGAGGAAGTTGCAGTTGATCACGCGACCGCGTGCGGTCGAGTTGAACTCGATGCCGTGCGCGCTGGACACGTTGGTGATGGTGGCGTCCCGGACGGTGATGTCCTGGCAGTGGATGAACCCGAGGACGTTCGTGGTGGCGGTCACGGTGCCGACCCCGGCGTCGGCGGCGTTGCCGTCCCACGTGCCGCCGAGAACCTGGATGGTCGAGTGCCCGCCGTAGGCGGCGAACGTCTCGCTCGCCGTGAAGTTCCGCAGGAGGCCGGTGTTGCCGATGGCCTTGATGGTGGCGCCGTAGGCCCAGATCGTCGTGCGGTCGTAGACGTTGAGGAACGTGGAGACGCCGTAGGTTTTCCCAGCGGGGATGACGACCGTGCCGCCGCCCGCGGCGTGTGCGGCGTCCAGCTGGGCCTGGATGGCCCACCGGTCGTCCGAGGCGCCGTCGCCCGCGGCGCCGGTGACCCAGAACAGGCCAGCCTGGGTGTATGTGGTGACGTCGGTGTCCTCGTCCGCCACATACCTGGCCGGGGTCTCGCTGATCCACATGGCGGTGATGCGCACGTTGGTGCCGGTGGCGATGCCCGAGCTGCCGGAGATGGAGCGGAGGTTGACCTCGCCGCTGGTGACGATGGTCGCTTCGCCGTCGGTGGTGCCGTTGCCCCAGGTGGTGTTGACCGGGCGGGGCGGGGCCCAGCCGGACGGCAGCGTGCACAGCAGAGGGTCCCCGGTGATGTTGCCGGATCCGGCGGACGACTCGGTGATGTCCGCTCCGGTGCGGGTGACGAAAATGTCGACTTCGGTGATGCCGTGCACCCGGATCCCCGTGAAGCTGGACACGGTCCAGCCGGACGGCACGGTCAGCCCGGAGGTGATCTTGTCGTCGGCGGTGTTGTCCATCAGCCGCTCGGGGGTGAGCTTCAGTCCGTTGAGCCACTTCACGTGGCTGTCTCCTTATTCGGTCAGGGCCGTGAACGGCATGCGGAACAGCGACACCCGCGCGCCGGCGGGCTGCGGCTTGACGACGCCGTTGACGCTGCGGACGACGGTGAACGTCTGCGGGCTGGTGGTGCCGGTCACGCCGGTCAGGGTCATGCGCTCGCCGTCGACGACGATGTCCATGGGGAAGTCGCCGGGGTAGCCGGCCGTGGTCGCCCACGGGGCGGCTTCGGAGGCGACCTGGAGGGTGGTGGCAGTGGCCGAGGCCGCGGTCTGCAGGGTGCTGCCGGTGGTGTCGGCGCGGGCCTCGCCGGCGACCGCGGTCATCCACGGCCCGTAGGGGACGCAGTTGAACGTGATCCGCCACTCGAACTCGCCGAGCACCTCGGGGTAGCCCATGACCAGCAGGTACAGGTCGTTGAACGAGTACTTGGTGGGCACGTTGCGCAGCAGGATGACGTCGCCGACGTCGAGGTCGGCGACCTCGGGCAGCTGGTCGACGACGGCGCGGGCGTCCACGGTGAGCGTCGGGAACCGGGCCTCGTCCCAGGTGCCGAGGTGGACGCGCCAGGCGGCCAGGCCCTCGCACTGCTCGTCGGAGTAGAGGTTGAGGGTGACGCTCTTGGCGTAGCGGCCGACGCCGTCCGGGTCGAGCTCGGGCGGGTTGACGTTCAGGGGCCCTTCGGTTTTCACGTACCGGCCCGAGGAGCCGCCCTGGCGGGCGACGGTGGAGTCGTTCTCCAGCGCGGAGTCGTCGTCGACGGGCTCGAAAGCTCCGACGACGTGCCCGGGGGCGGTGTAGTCCAGCTCCAGTTTCGGCGTCTGGTTCTGCAGCGCCGAGGGGGCGATGTACAGGAAGCCGGCCGCGTCCCGCTGGTCGAGCAGGATGCCGCCGTCCGCGGTCGCGGCGTCGCGCTGGGACGCGAGGAAGGTGTCGACCGGCTGCGGCCCGAGGCGCTCACCGGCCAGGCGTTTGCCGCGCACCGTGAACGGGATGTCGTTCTCGCGGGCGAGCCGGGTGATGCGGTCCGCGGCGTACTCGCCGGCGTAGCCGAGCATCATCACCCCGGTGGAGTCCGGGTTCTCATACGCGTCGGTACTGGTGTCGTCCCACACGGAGACATGCCCCAGCGCCAGGCCGTCCATCTGCTGGTGCCAACCGTTGGGCGGGGAGCCGACCGCGGAGACGCGGCCGAGGGTGCCGCTGTAGCTGCCGGTGAAAGCTCCGGCGTCGCCGCCGATGTCCTGCCACACCATCCCCCAGTCCACCGATGAACCGTTCTGCGAGGCGTAGAAGCGGCACAGCACCCACTGGTTGAACAGGTCGCTGCCGGTGCCGATCAGGTGGGAGACGACGGCCACCCCGTCGGCGTCGTAGCCCAGGATGCGGGAGTTGGCGCTGGAGACCTGGATCCGCCAGTCCCGCACGGTGCCGGTGGTCTGCACCGACATGTAGGAGGCGTAGTCGGCCGGCTGGGTGTCCAGCCGGTACAGCCAGTACACCGACCAGGCGGTGCTGGAGCCTCCGGCGGGGACCTGCCCGGACAGGCGGGAGGTGACGGCCCCGCTCTGGGTGTTCACCGCGGGCAGGGCAGCCGAGGGGGGCAGCGTGTCGTTGGCGGCGAAGGCCATGTTCAGCGTGGTCATCGGCTGCACGCCGTCGATGGGGCTGTAGGCCTGGCTCGCGTTGGCGCCTTCCTCCAGTGGCCAGTAGGCGCGTGGGCTGTAGCCGGGCACTCGGCGGGACAGGATGCTCTGCAGGGGGTCGCGGCCGGAGTCCAGGCGGCGCTTCAGGGACTGCGCGGTGACGCGCACGATGCTGTCGGTGTCGGACTCGTCCGTCTCGGCCGGCCACTCCGACACCTCCCCGTGGAACCGGTAGGACCGGGCGACGATCTGCGCGCCGCCCGAGACGGTCCACACGTTGCCGGTGGCGTCCGTGAAGCTGGTGGCCCCGGCGGGGACGGTGGTGAAGTCGACGTCCGCCATGACGGGGCCCTTGATGCCGCGCCGGACCTGGGCGCGGCGGCAGGATCCGATGAACGGGGTGCGGTCGATGGTGGAGGTGGGGTCGTTGATGCCGATGGCCAGCGGCCCGGCCGTCACCGGCCGCACGCCCGTTCCGTTGGCGCTGCCGCTGATCGGCACCGACACCGACGTCCAGGGCCCGCCCCAGGTGTCGGCCTGCCAGAACTGGACGGTGACGCCGCCGGTGCCGTTGTCGGCGTCCAGGGTGACCCGCAGGACGCGCCCGCCGTATCCGGCGATGTTCTGGACGGCCGACACCTCGGCGCCCGAGGCCGTGACGAACCGGAACCGCAGGGAGCCGTTGTACACCGTCAGCAGCCACTGCTTCTCGGCGGACACCGGCGACCACTTGCCGATGATCGTCTGGTTGGCGGTGGCGGACGTCAGGTTGGCGTCGAACTCCACGCGCACGTCCAGGTCCCCGGCGATGTTCAGCGCGTCGCTGTGCGGGGTCGTGGCTGTGCCGGTGGCGTCGAAGATCTCCAGTCGGCTGGTGGGCGCCGGCACGCTGATGCGGAGGGGTGTGTTGCGGGACAGCAGCCGGTAGTACGGGCTGAGCGGGTTCCGAGGGCTGTACTTCCCGTCCCGGTTGTCCAGCGCGAACACGTATTTGCTGGGGTCGGCCTCCGACGCCCACGACGACAGGCCGCGGGTGCCGGCCATCGGCGACTCGCTGCGCACGTCCGCGCTGATGTCCGTCCAGACACCGCCCAGGTTCAGCTCGGTGGTGATCTCCACCCGTCCCCCTTCTAGTTCTGCCCGTAGGCCTTCTGCACGCTGCCGCCGCCCAGGACCTGCACGGAGCGGCGCATGAACCGGTTGAAGTCGTCCTCGCTGCCCACCCACTTGAGCGTCAGTTCCCGGTCGCCGCCGGCCGCGCGGCGCACGCCGACCGGGGTGACTGCGGCCGTCATGTCGGGCAGGTCCCCCATGAGGCCGTTGATCTGGGAGCGCAGTGCCGGCGCCTGGCTGGCGATCCCGCGCTGGAATCCGGCGACGAGCGCACGACCGGAGTAGGTGGTGTAGCCGCGCCCGGAGAACGGGCCTTCCTTCGCCGGGCTGCTGGGAAAGAAGTTGCGGACGGCGGACACGACGTTGCTGGCCGCGTCCCGCACGCTGCCGAGCATCGACGTGATGCCGCTGATGAAGCCGCGGATGAGCGCGCGCCCGGCGGCGGCCAGGATGCCGCCCAGGTTGCCGAGCGCGGCGCGGGCCCGGCCGGGCAGGCCCCGTACCCACGCGATGGCATCCGCGATCTTCTGCCGGATCGCCGACACCATCGCCGCACCGGCCGAGTTGGCCCGCTGCCGCAGCACGCCGAGCAGCCCGGACAGGGCCGACGACACCCGGCCCGGCAGGCCCCGCGCCCAGGCGACTAGCTGCAGGAACTTCAGGATCGCCCAGTCCTTCGCCTGCCCGAACCAGCCGCTGATCTTGCCGGGGATGCGGCCGAGCCAGTCGACCGCGGCGAGGATGCCCGCCACCGCCGACTGGATCTTCTGCCACACCCAGTTCCAGATGGCCAGCGTCCAGGCCTTGACGGTGTCCCAGTTGGCGATGATCACCGCGACCAGGGCGATCACGGCGGCGATGATCCAGCCGACGGGGCCCATGGCGATCAGCCACTGCGCGGCCATCGTCGCCGCCCACACCACGGCGCGGGCGGCCATCCGCACGAACTGGGCCACGGCGATCGCCGCGGTGCGGATCATCTGCGCCGCGAACCGGGCCATCGCCTTGAGCGCGGCGCCGGTCCACGCGGCCGCGGTGCGGGCGGCGTTCGCCACCGCCGAGGCGGCGATCCGGGCCCCGGACTTGACGGCCGTCGCCGCGGTCGACAGCCACCTGCGGGCGACCTGCCCGAGACGGGAGTTCATCAGGTCCGTCACGGTGTCGACCGCCGACGACGCGGCACGGAAGGCCTTGAAGGCGACGACCGCGCCGAGGATGGCGTAGGCGAGGGCCTGCACCGTCTGGGGCGGCATGCTGTTGATGACGTTCGCCAGGTGCACGGCGACCATGGCGGTGAGGCCGATCAGCGGTGCGAACGCCTGCAGGAGCACCAGCGCGGTCCGGGCCAGCGTGCCCAGGGTCTGCGCGCCCTGCCGGGCCAGCGCCACGAACTCGGCGAACCCCTTGGACTGCGACAGGCCCTGGCCCCAGCGGGCGAACGCCGCCGTGGACTCCTCGAACCCGCCGGACATCTCGTCGCTCATCGGGGTGAACGCCTTGATGATGCCGGCGATGCCGACGGCGATGTTCTTCAGCCCGAACAGGAACGACTTCAGGTTCTGCCCGGCGACCTTGGCCATGGAGTCCGCGAACTGCTGCAGGCCCTTGCCCCGGGTGGAGCGGTCGATCTCGTCGACGAACTGGCCGAACGCGTCGGCTGCCGACTTCACGAACGGGGTGAGCAGCGGCAGCAGCCGCCGCACCACCTGCAGGCCCTTGGTGAAGACGGGCATCGTCGTGCTGGAGAGGCTGTCGGACCACTGGTTGTAGTCCTTCTTCAGCCCGACGAACTCCTTCGCCATCGCCCGCGTGTGCGGGGGCATCGCGGCCAGGGCGTCGGTGTAGGCCTTCTGCTTCTCCGCGGCGTCCTCCGCGCCGGAGGCTGCGGCCTTCTGCGCCTCCTCCGCGAGGGTGGCGGCGTCGGCGACGTCCGCCATCTGCGGGCCGACCGCCAGCTGGAACGCCTTCGCCGCGATGCCGGCCGTGGCGAACGCCGCGGCCATGCCGCCGACCCCGGCCGCCACGGCCGCGGCAGCGGGCACGCCGACACCGAGCCCGGCCACGGCCTTGCCGAGCCCGGCCAGCTTGGCCTTGGCGTTGTCCACGCCGTCGCGCAGGGCGTCGGTGTCGATGCCCAGGCGGACTGTCATCGAGGCGAGCGTGGCCACGGGCCATCACCCCCTCGGGTTCGCTATGGAGTTGCGGAGTTGAAGCCGCCGCCGAGCGCGGCATTCGCCATCTGCGCGATCCGGAACAGCTCCTGCGGGCTCTTGCGGACGGCGCCCTTGTCCCAGCGGGGCATGAAGTCGGCGACGCGTGGTGTTTTCTGCCCCTTGTTGCGGTTGACGGCGGCGATCGTCGCCGCGATCAGCGCGGCCTGGACGTCGCCGCGGGCGCCGCCGAGGGGGCCCGTGAGCCGTTCATACGCCTGCCACTCGGTGAGCTCGGCCGACCCCATGTCGGCGAGCAGGTGACGGACGGAGCGGGCACCGAGGTGCGCG